ACGAATGGAGAATTTGTTCAGGATATTATCAATGAGATGGAGAATCCTTCACGATTTCTTACACCGATTTCATTGGATGTTGACAATTTATCCATCGTACAATATAACGCAATGCTCATGAGCTCTGCCTTTTACAAGTGCATTCCTACAGAAACCATGCTCATTTTCCAGACAGATACAATGATTCTGGAGCCTACTTATTTAAAGGCATTTTTGTCCTATGATTATGTAGGTGCGCCATGGAAATCGGGAGAGGTAGGAAATGGAGGATTATCGGTACGAAAAAAGACCAAAATGATTGCTGTTACACAAACCGTTCTACCATGCGAGGTGAATGAAGATGTATATTTCGCTATGCAACAAAGTGTCCCTCTTTCCAAACCATCCTTTCAAGAAGCACAGAAATTTTCAGTGGAAACTGTTTTTTATGAGCAACCCTTTGGCATTCATGCGCCTTGGAAGCATTTGAATGAACATGAAATGGGTGTCCTCCTGAAAAAATATCCCGCTATTCAAGAATTAATCGATCTTCAGTAAGATCCATGCTGTAAAGTATCAAACATGGAAAACATTTTGAGACATTCCTGAAATAATTTAACATCGGCTATAATCTTCTTCGCAAGGGAGTGTGTATCCTTATTACGATAAGAGGAAAGGAGCCATATTCCATTATTATAATGCTTCCATTGTTGATATTGTGTATAATCGGAACAAATGGTGCGATAAATGCTATAGAGCTCCTTTTTGTATCCTTTGTGTATTTCCTCTATTTGTCCAGGCGTATCTTTGTCTACAGTGGTAAAATGATCTTCAAAAATCAGACTCATCCATTTGATCATTCGATCCATTTGTAGCAATTCCAGCTCACGTTCCTCATTGATTTCAGGAATTACAGGAAGAGGTGGCGCAGCACGTCCGGAAAAATAGGTAGATGACATACTTGTTACACTAGATGCCATAATAGGTGCAACGTTATTTACAATAAGATGATAGAAAAATTGGGTAGTAAGAGATGACATTTTACTATGATGCACGATTTTAAAATGATGTATAAATGATTTTGAAATGATGTATAAATGATTTTAAAATGATCTTATAAATGATTTTAAAATGATCTTATAAATGATTTTGAAATGATGTTTGATACACGATTTTAAAATGATTTTTATCCATTTCTATGTAGTTGACTGTGTCTTTACAAAATCGATGTGTTTCTTACTGTTGTCATGGCGTGATTTGCGATATAATTGATATGTCCCACCACATTCGCACGAATGAACATCACAGTCTTTCTTTATTCTAGCATCTGATTTTTCCTTCCGTTTTTGAAGTTTATCTTCACGTTCTTTCGCTATTTGTTCAGCATTTTCTTCTCTTTTCTTTTTTTTCCATTCGAGTTGCTTCGCTTGAATTCTCTGTTGATGTGCTTTACGATATTCTTTATAATATTCTGAGTATTCTTCTTTATGATCTTCGTAGTACTGTTTTTTTGCTTCACGTATGATTTCTGGATGCTGTTGAGCATATTTTTTTTGCTTTTCACATAAGAGGGTACGATTTTGTTCACGATATATTAATTTTTTCTCTAAGATTTCATCACGATTCTCCTCACGATATTGTACTGAATAGGCGAGGATTTCTTCTTTATTTTCTTCATAGTATTCCTTCACTTTCTCTTTGCGTTCGTCTTTTGATACATATGCTCTATTTACATTAAGGCAAAGAGGGTCATCTTTTGATTGTGTAATATATTCATCTTCTTTCGCACGTAATTGTTGAGTGGTTTCACATGGATAATCTTCGACTAATTCCATACTAACATTATCCCATCCAATTGTATTAATATGATTGTATAAAACTGTTTTATCTGTTTTTGATAATTTTTTATGAGTGCTTAATCGTTCACATAATCGTTGAACAGTTGAACCATAATAATAATGCCCATCGATACACATAATTTGATAGATTTTACCATTTTTATATCGTTCTATTATATTAAAGTTTAGACATAATTCGTCATCCTTTGATTTTGTAATATAATATTTTTCACGTACATTTAATTCTTTCTTAGAGGTACAGGGATAATCTTCTATTAATTCAATTGTGATTTTATCCCATCCAATCTGATTGATGAATTCATATACTTTATTTACTCCTAATTTTGAAAGTTGCTTATGATTATGAAGTCGTTGTGGCAATGGTTGAGTTGTGGAACCGATATAATAATGCCCATCTTCTGATAGAAGTTTATATATTTTACTCTGTTGATAAATATTCATCGTCTAATTGTATTAGAAGACGAATACTTTAAGTTCTCATGTTTTTTAAATAGGGATTTTTTGTATCAATCAAATTTTCATTTTGTGATACAAAATATGGGACAACATCACCCTACGTAGTGGAAATATAACCCCAGGACATGTCACTACATATCTTCTGCCACGTCTTATCCTGCAAATACAATTTATCACGATTTTTGAGCAACGGAAAGCACGATAAATATTCATCCATTTCTAGCAATTCACAGAATTTATAGAGCACATACCCATACGACAAAAAGTTACGACGACCTTTCGGACAATGCTTCTTAAAAGACGGTTGGATTTCACGAAACATATGTCGCAATTTCTCTTCATCTTCTCGAGACATGAAGGGAGCATTTTGTCCATTCAGACGATTGATAATATGTGGAATGTGCTCATAGTATTTCGAACATTTCATCGTTCGTAGAATTTCACGCAACTTCGTAGGTTTGAGAGAACCCATATTCGTAATACGCTCTTTCTTCAGTTGTACCATGATCGCATCATAAATATCGGATGGAATCTCTGTACTCTCTTTGGCTTGAAATTGAGCAAGCCACTCATTAAAATGATTAATCTTCTTATACGCATAATAACAGACTTCCCGTGGCGGATCCTTATAAGAGGGTTTATCACTATCCACCAAAATAAATTCTTGGTGACCACACTTGGAGCAAGTAAGATTTGCTTCATTGAGACACATATTCATCTCATTACCGCAGATGTCGCATAGTGTCCATGGATCATCGTAATCATCGACTGTATTGCGAGCCATAGAGGGGTCTTCTATTTGTAAATAGTCGTTGAGCAATTGATTGCGTTGTAGACCTTTCTTCTCAGTAGGAACGGGATTACTAGTCGAGGAACCAGATAGTGTCATGTCGCCGTCTGGATGTTCATGGGCAACACCGCCAAGAATGGCGAGAATGGAACCAGGTTTTGCCTTATTGGATTGATAATTCATGGTGCCTTGTTGGATATGGTCTTGAATGTCGTAATAATTGTAGAGGATGTCGCCTGAACGAAGGTAATAATCCATCATTTCACTGCCGTCACCGATGGCTTTAATTTTCTTCTCAAGAGCTTCTGCATCGCGTTCTAATCGCCATATTTCAATGTCAGAGGTGCTCTGACTGATTTTTTGTTGCAGGGCGGCGAGTTCTGATTTATAGGTCTCGATGTTTTCTTGTTGTTCCATTAAATGCTGGACCTTTTGGTGGTGGATGGCATCTAATGTCGTACGAGCTTCAGGATTGCTACGTTTTGAGCTTTTTACTTTAAAAAACGCACTATCACTCATGTAGGGTACTTATACGGTAGTAGAGGAGGGTTTTTAAACTGTCGGATTTCCATAAAACAGATATTCTACCGTGAAGGGTTGTATCGGCGCCGATTGATGTGCATAGATTCGTGCTATTAACTGTTCCATACGACGATTGAATTCATCTGTATCAATATGAACGGCGCCTGTTACACTATATTCAAAAGGGGAATGATATTTCTTGTCTTCTTGATATGCATCAGGATTAAAACGAAGAAAGACGATGTTTCGAAATCCAATGTCTTCGTATAATTGTAGCATTCGCTTTTGTTCACATTCATAATTCATATGTCTATTTTCATCAATTTCAATCATGAGACAATGTGACCCAAAATCAATGGCAATATCGGGTCGTTTATTCGAACATCCTCCCTCTACGATTTTATCAAATCGCATGGTGATTTCTTTGAATTCTTCTTTTAATCGGTCGCGAACAAGGTGCTCTTTGAGTTTGTACATTCGCGGAATTTCTACATCTGGATGTAAGACACAGTAGCAACGAAAACAGTAGGGGGTCCAACGGGATCCAATAATAGATACTGTTTTGCAGTGCTGGCATCCGCTGGAGGGAGTACAGGTGACACAGGTTGCTTTTCGTTTATCATGTTTGCAGACAAGACGTCCTTTGCATTCAGTACATTGATAATGTAGTTTATTGTGTTCACATATATTCTTGCCACCGCATTGCACACAAATATATTTATTATTACCATGGATACAAATCTCCGAACCATTACACGTAAAGCAACGACTCTTACGTAATTGATGAGGGCATATTTGATTACCTAGACATTCTATACAAAACTCTCTACGTATCTTATGCTCGCACAACTCATGTCCATCACATTCCATACAACGACTCTTTAGTTTTCCATGACAACACATGCTCCCACCTTTGCAGAATTGACAACGAGCCCGGCGTTTGTTGTGCTCGCAGATGGAAGATCCATGACACTCTGTGCAATTTTGTTTAATTCGTTGATGAGGGCATATACTTGATCCGCCACAGCTTTTGCAGGTGCTTTTCTGTTTTCCATGGATACATATGCAGGACCCCTTACAGTCCTTGCATTGAAAGGAATATTTGCCATGTTCACATTTTTTACGAACATATTTCGGTTTTTCTTCTGTCATGTTTTTTTGATGATAATAGGTACGTCCGACCGATCAAATTTTAGGCATTTATTTTCAGGTAATGATGAATGCGTATATTCAATAAAATACATTTGATTTATGCTACTTATTTGTAAGATTTTACACATTTAAATTCATCCCGGCAAATTCTTACTTTTTATGAAATGTTGTGTTTTCCCAAAATTATTTTCTATTGAAGTAGTATAAAAATCAATGACGGGGGGAGGCCTGATGCAGCTAGTCGCCTATGGCGCACAAGACGTTTATCTTACTGGTAACCCACAGATTACTTTCTTTAAGGTCGTGTACCGCCGTCACACC